TCCTTGCGCCTCTCTCAACACTTTCGGGCTGGGAGCGAGAGCTCCAGCGGGAAAAAGTTTCTTTCCAAAACGTCCGGAGCGGAGGTTCGTATCGTTCGAATCGTCGGGAATTTGGCCTATGGTTCCTCGCGAATTTTGAGAATTTTGTCGCTCACCCGATCGAGGCTTCAGATCTCGATGCCGTCGTCGTTGACGAGTCCGTCCGGCTGAGGAATCCGAAGACGGCGACCGGGAAGGCTGTTCAGGAACTCCTTTCCGACGTCCCAGTCAAGCTTCTTCTCTCCGGGAATCCAGCTCCGGAGAGTGAGCTTGACTACTTTCAGCAGCTTCGATTTCTCTACGGACACTGGCTCGGGTGTAAGACCTTTTGGCACTTTCGGAACAGATACTATTTTCGGCTGAAAAAGAATCCTCTTTGGATTCGAAAGTCTGGAGTGAAGGAGAGGATGGTCGCTTCTCTGCGAGAGTCCACCTTCGCGCTCACCCGCGAGGCCGCGGGAATCGGAGAGACTCGTGTCTATGAGAAGCGCTTCGTCCCGATGACGTCAAGGCAGCGACGTTCTTATCGGGAGCTTGAGGCGGAGTTCGAGACGAGACTCCCCTCCGGGGACTCTCTGGAGACGAAGTGGCGTCTCGGACAGCTCATGGGGATGTCTCGGATCTGCGGAGGCTGGGCAGAGAAGGGTCGCTTCCTATTTCCGGCCAAGCTAAGGGAGCTACAGGAGCTCCTTCGAACCGAGCTCTCGGGGCAGCCGGTAATAGTCTGGTTCAGATTTAACGAAGAGCTATTCGCAACCGTCCGCGCCTTGCGAGAAAGGGGGATCAACGCGTCCGGGATCTGCGGTTCGACGAAGCTGCGAGAGAGGGAGCGGTTGCGCGAGTTGTTCAATCGCTCCTCCGGAAAGAGCTCGATGGTCCTCTGCCTCCAGATCCAAGTTGGTAGGTACGGACTTGACCTGAGCGGTTCCGACACTTCCATCTATTTCTCGAACGGCTATTCTTCGGACGCAAGGACTCAGTCCGAGGATAGGATCGTGCGGGTCGGGAAAAATCGTCCTCTACTCTTCCTGGACCTCCTGACGGAAGACTCCATCGACATCGACGTTCGAGAGGCTCTGAAGAGAAAGCGTTCAGCTTCAGAGAGCTTCTTGTCCGTGGTGCGTCAGGAGCATGCGGCTCGAAAGGAGAAATCTTGAGACGTCGATCGTTTGCGTTCTTCGACCCAGGACTCGGCGGGACGGGATGGGCTCTCTGGGACGCGTCCACATGGAAGGTCCAGTACGAGCCTCCTTATGCGATCGGGACTTTACGTTCCGGAGGACGCTCAGGTCTTCCGTGGACGAACCGTCTGGCCGAGATCCTGCGAAAGGCTTCCACACTCTGCGAAGAGAACTCGGTCGTTCGGCTAGGGTTCGAACTTCCGCAGTTTTTTCCTGGATCGGGGGAGGTTTGTGCTGCGAGTGGCGGCTTGGTCAAACTTGCCGCCTGCGCCGGAGGTCTCGTTGCGATTGCCTCTTCTCTTGGCGCCGAGATCATCCCTGTTGAGATCTCTGCCTGGAAGGGACAGCTCCCTAAGAAGGTGACGGAGAGACGGATCAGGAGGGTCCTCGCGCGCCGAGAGGCCGGAGAAGCCGTCCTTGAGGGGCACTCGGAACACGCGATCGACGCGGTTGGAATCGGACTCTTTTGTCGCGGAGAATTCTGATGGGTCGTCCGAACGTGAGAGAGTTCCGGAGCTTTTGGTCGAGCTGCGACCGTTGCGGTTACGGAGCCTCTTTCCAGGAGCACCTCTTCGGGTACGGGAAGAAGCGTTCGCCGGATCTCTGTTTCTTACGGACCGCTCCAACGGTCATCGACACGATGCAAGAACGCTTTCTCTCCTCTCCGCAGCTTCGAGAATACCTTGAAAACGTCACGGCTGAGGTCGGGAAGGTCGTCGGAAAGAAGCTGAACTTTTTCGCGACCCCGCTCCTCCTATGTCGTCCGAGGAGTGGGAGCCGTCCGCCTTCTTCAGAGGAGTTCACCACTTGCGCCTTGCGGATTCAGCAACAGTTCTCCTTTCTCCGTCCCAGGATCGTGGTTCCTGTCGGAGAGGCCGCCGAGCTATTCAGTTCTTGGCTGGTTGGTCGCCTACCTATCGTCTCTTTTCCAGAGAGAGATGACTGGCGCTCTCGGGAGGAGTGGGAGGATGGGATTCGGCGCGTAGCGGAGGGATATCTTGATGCGAAGTCGTAGAAAGGTCATTGAAAAGTCAGCCTGGAGGTATCTACCGAGCCGGGACGGGGTATCTCCTTCGTTTCTTGAAGCCTGGTCTAGGTGTCGTGTCGCTGGGTCCAGGTACGTTGAGGGTTGGAGGAAGCCTCGTCCTTCTGAGGGAGCCTGGTACGGAAGCTACATCCATGAAGTCATCGACGCGGTTGCCGTCCAGAGGATCTCTCTCGGCGAGAACGACTGGATCCCGCAGATGAAGTTCGTCCGAGAGGTCTTGCATCGGACGTACGACGATCTCGTCGCGGAGCAGTCCTTTCCTTCCGCGGACACGCTCCAGAAGCTTGAAGACTGTCTACTCCTCGCCGAGATTGTCTTGCCGGAGTACTTTCTTTTTTGGCGTGAGGAGGACTCTCGGAGGGAGCTCCTTGAGACGGAAAGAAAACTTGAGGTCGATTTTGCTGGAGTTCGTCTGAAGGGTCGGATCGACCAGAGCTACAAAGACCTCCATGGAGATGTATGGGTCACGGACACGAAGTCCAGGATCCGGATCGTCCCGCAAGACCTCGTTTCCGAGATGGAGCAGAATTTCCAAATCTTCTTTTACGGATTCTGTCTCTTACGCATCGACGGGGTGAAGGTTCGAGGCTTCGAGAGGAACCTCGTTCGTCGTCCTGGACTGCGGAGGAAGAAGGGCGAGCCGAGGCTCCAGTTCTTCCAGAGGGTTCGGGAAGACGTCCAAAAGCGTCCGGAGTTCTATTTCCAGAGGATCCCAAGACCTCTTGAGAGAGGCGGAGCTGAGATCCGGGATTTTAAGCAGCACCTACGCGGGATGCTCCGCGAGTACCTGGCCTGGGAGAAGGGCGAAAGAGCTCACTACGCTGACTATCTCGCCTGTAAAACGTCCTGGGGTTGGTGTGAGCACCTGGACTTCTGCACTCGCGGAGGCGAGAAAGTCAACGACAACTCGGGTTACGAGAGACCCAAAAAAAGGAGGCAGAAATGCGCAAGCGAAAAGTCCGAGGAACCGGGAAAAGAGATAAGCTTACCCTCCCGACCGAAAGGACGGAACCGGAGGAAGTCTTCGAGAACCATTCGATCCTCTGCTACGGAAGAGAAAAGATCGGGAAGACGTCCCTCTTCGCGCAGTTCTCGGAGGCACTCTTCTTGATGACGGAGCCTGGAGAAAAGGCTCTATCCGTGTACTGTCGACAGGTCAAGGACTGGAAAGAGTTCCTCGGGTACGTCGATCTCCTAGAGAGCGAAGAGAGGAGGTTCGTACCTGTCGTCGTCGACGTCGTGGACAGACTTTTTGACATGGCCGAGGTCCATGCCTGTAAGAGGCTCGGGATCGACCACCCCTCGGAGGGAGAGTGGGGACGTGGCTGGGGTGAGGTCTCGACCGAGTTCTCGCGTGGGATCGCTCGTTTCCTCCGCGTCTGTCCTGGAGCCGTCTTTCTTTCTCACGTCGAAGAGCGGACGATCCGGTCAAGAAACGGGACGGAGTCGCATCGCGCGCAAGCCTCAATCCCGGACCGCGCGAGGAGGATCGTTGAGCCTCTTGTGGACGTCATCTGTTACTACCATTACGCTAACGACGGCTCGCGCGTCCTAGGTCTTGCCGGAGACGCAGACATTACGGCGGGGCATCGTCTCAACACGCACTTCCAGTCTCTCCCAGAGGACGGGCTGATCCCTATGGGGGACTCCGCCGCTGAGGCGCAGAGACGTCTGCTAGACGCCTTCAACAACATACCTATTGAGAAGGTTTCGAACACGCGCGGGAAGCGGACCCGGAGACGTCGGCGCTCCGGTAGATCCGTCCCCACGTGATTAACCACTGCCGACGAGGAGAACGAGATGGCTGTAACGAAAGCGAAGTTGCGTGCCCTGAAGAAGGTTTGGGCAGAGGCAAAGGAGAGCGGCGGTTTCACGGACTTCGAGGACGGCTTCTATGAGGCCGAGCTCAAGGAGGCTGAGCTCCAGGAGTCGAAGTCTTCGGGACGTCTCCAGGTTCTCATGGTCTGGGAGGTCGTAGAGGGGGACGAGAAGGGGAAATCCTACCGAGATTACCAGGGGATCGACAACGAGGTCGGGGCTGCGATCTTGATGGGGAATCTCGTGACCCTCGGGGCTGAGGAGGTCGACTCTCCGGAGGATCTGGGAGAGACCCTGACGGATCTGCAGGAACGCGGAATCGTCGCAAGGGTGGAGCTCAAGACGAAAGGCGATTTCCAGAATCTCCGGATCCGGAAGGTCTTGGAGAACGGGGAGGATCTGGAGGACGAGGATGAGGACGAGGGCGGGGAAGACGGAGGCGCTCCTCTCGTCGGTGACGTTGTCGTCGTCAAGGTCGGCAAGGAGGAGAAGGAGCTGGAGGTTCTCTCCGTCGACGAGGAGGAGGAGACCTTCACCGCGAAGGTCGGGCGGAAGAAGAAGACCTTCGACTTCGACGATATTCTCCGCTGGGTCGAGGAAGATGATGACGAGGGAGACTCGGAAGACGTTATTCCGAAGGTCGGCGACTCCATCACCGTCGAGGACGACGACGGCTCTCCTCTCGTCGTGAGCGTTCTCTCCGTCGACGAGGAGGAGGAGACCTTCACCGCGAAGGTCGGGCGGAAGAAGAAGACCTTCGACTTCGACGATATCATGGGCGACCTGGAAGAGGAAGAGGAGGACGAGGTTGGCGTCGGCAGTACCGTTGCCTTCCAGCGTGCCGGGAAGGAGAATGTCGGGACGGTTATCTCGATCAGCGGGACAGGGCGTGCCTCCGTGAAGCTTTCCACTGGGAAGGTCCGGACCGTCGCCGCTGACAAGCTGGAGCTTGTCGAGGAGTAGCGGATCGCGGGGGATACAAGGGACTGAACTGGGTCCGATCCCCGTTTCAGTTCCAAAAAGAAAGAAAAGCAGAGGAGATTAAATGCCTTGTTATAAATACGCCATCTATCTCGCGGGACCTTGGTTTTCCAAGGAGCAGGAGAATGTCGAAGAAGAGATATCCAATCTCGCAGAGGAACTTGAAGTCCCCGCGTTCCGACCGAAGGCGGAACTCAACTGTCCTCCAGACGCTTCGGTGGAGCTTCGTAAGAGAGCTTTTTACGGGAACACCGACGGCATCCTTCAGAGTCGTTACGTCCTTGCGAGGATTGACGATTACGATCCTGGGACCGTCTGGGAGATGGGATTCGCCTACGGGCATGAAATCCCGGTCATCGCGTACTCCGTTGCCGGGCACGGGCTGAATCTGATGCTCGCGCAGAGCTGCGTCGGTTTCCTGAACGGCTTCGAGGATCTCCGTGACGTTTTTGGTTCTTGGGAACCGCGTCTCGGGCTCTTCACCCGGCTCCCTACGGTGAAGGAATGGGATGGAGGTATCCAATGATCAGTCTGAAAGAGCTTCTTGTCGGTTCGTGTACCCGACTCCGTGCGATCCAGCGCTTCTCGACGACTCTCCGGGTTCACGACGAGAGCGTCGCTGAGCATAGCTTCTTCGTTGCGTTCTACGCGCTCCACATCGCGCGCTACTGTACTTCGACCTACGCGGAAGGGGACCCTCGTCATGTGAGCGTTGAGAGTGTTCTTTCGAGAGCTCTCTGTCACGACCTTGACGAGAGCTACTCGGGCGACTTCTACCGCGGGTATAAGTACGAGAACGAAGACCTCCGAGAGCTCATTGAAGAGGTAAATCTTCGGTACATACGGGAAGAGCTCGCCCCTCGGATCTACCCGGAGGCTTCCGAGGATTCGACACGACTCCGCTCTCTCTTGACGGAAGACTGGAGGAGTGCGAAGGAGGTTGACGACTTCGAGGGTCGGATCGTCGCGTTCGCGGACTTTCTCTCTGTCGTCTCATACATCGTCCAGGAGCTCCGTTGCGGGAACAGAGAGATGCTCAGTCACTACTTCCATCTCGTCAGCTACGGAGCGCTCTTCGAGGATCCGGACTACCTTTTCATCCGTCCTCTCGTAAAGCAAACGATCAGGATCATCCAGGAGGCAACACATTGAGCGTCGAGAATTCGAAGGAAGAGACTCTCCGAGAGATTTTCGCTCGAGTCCAAGAGGTCTTGCAATCGCGCGGGAAGACGCACGGAGAGGCAACCGAAGCGCACCGGAGGCTCGGGACCGTTTGGTCCGTCCTTCTTTCCAATTGGCACGGCGAGGAGATCCCGTCTCTACCTCCTCAGCTCGTTATCCATATGATGGCGGCTCTCAAGCTCTGCCGAGCTAGTGGTCGACTAGACGTCTTCGATAACCCTCTTGACTCGATTGGGTACGAGGTCTTGAGCATCCTCGCCAGACAAGAGGAGTTTGGAGCGGATGCCTGGACCGACGTCGAAAGTCTGTAGGTTCGCTCTTCCGGTTAACTCGTTTTACAAAACAGGAGAGGTCATGACCCCAAATGATGTTCACCTAATCTCACACACGGATCACCCGATCGAAACCCTCCATCTGATCTGGAGAGCAAGCAAGTCGAACGAACCGATCTTTGTTTCTCCAGCTTCCGTCTCTCTTCGGATGCAGAGCGATCCGGACTACAGGGCGGAGGTTGAGCAGACGTTCCTGCGGATGGTTCAGATGCAGATCCCGGTCGTCGAGAACGTCTCCTTCACCTTCTTGTTGGAGAATGTATCTGTCGCTCTTCGAGAGCAGCTTGTCCGTCACCGGATTGGTGTGCGTGTTGGAGAGAGGGTCGGTTTTGACCTCGCGCCGACACTGCAGGACAGTACCTTCTGGGCTCAGTCGATGCGGATCCTCTCGATGGCCTCTTTTGCGGACCGCGAGGGTTATGACGTTCCTGATTCGATTCGTCTCTCGAACAGGTCGATCGAGCGGACGGACGGGAGGGTCCAGACTCCACTGGAGTACTACGAGATCGTGATGCGCGAGATACAGCGTGCGTACAACCGTCTCGTGGAAGCCGGGATCCCGATGGAAGACGCGAGGAACGTGATCCCTCTCGGAGCGACCCACCGGATCACATGGACGCTCAATCTCGGAGCGCTCCTCCACATCCTCGGGAAGAGAGGCTGCTGGATTCTGCAGCTCGGTCTTTGGGAGCCTCTGATTCGAGGGATCGTTGAACGGCTCGCTGAGGAAGTCCACCCGATCTTCCGAGAGCTCGTCTGTCCTCCTTGCATCGGACGCGGGACCGATGAGTTCAACGAGTGCCATTTTGCGCACGATAACGAGAGGAGGCTCCGAGGCGACGACGCGCTCCCGCCTTGCTCCCTCTGGCTCAACAAGACTGGAAATTCTTGGGTCGCGGAGAACGATACGCTCGAAGATGACTACCTCCGGAAGGTCCGCGAATACGAGAGTCTGTGGCGACGCGACCCGAACACGGGAATCCGTAAGTAGCGAGAGGAGAGAGAATCCGTTGGGATCTCTGCGAAAAGAACTTAAGCGTCTCCGCGGGTATGTCGCGGTCGACTCCGAGACCACCGGGCTGAATCCCTGGCTCGGAGATCGGCCGTGGCTCTGGCAATTCGAAGACGAGGACGGAAGAACCGCCTGGACCAGGTGGGAGGTGGATCCTTTCACACGTCGGGTCCTGCGGAACCTCGACGACGTCTACGCGATTGAGGAATTTCTCTACGCCAACGAGAAGGTCAAGCCGGTCTTCTGGAACGGGAACTTCGACATCGTCATGGCACGCTCTTGCGGGTGCCGTCTTCCGATCCTTCACACGGAGTGGGACGACGCGATGTTCGCGCTCCACCACGTTCGTTCGGAAGAGCCAAGCCTCAAACTCAAGCGAGCCGCGGAGAGATACCTCGACATCTCAACGGAAGACGAGAAGGACCTGAAGGAGGCTGTACGTCGAGCGAGGACAGAAGGCAAGACGCTCGGTTGGAGGCTCGGCAGTTGCGTCGAAGAGGACTATTGGATGGCTCCGCACGAGATCTCTCTTCGGTACGGGATGCTGGACGTCAAGAGGACCATAGGGCTATGGGATCTTTTTTACGGTTACTTGTCTCTTCCAGAGATGTGGCAGGAGCTGGAAGCGTACCGGAGGGAGATGGAGCTCTGTCGAGTCACTCTGGATATGCAGGAGCGCGGGGTTTACGTCTTCCGGGAGAGCGTCCTAGAGTCTATCAAGGAAGAGAAGAGACATCTTCGGAGAGCTCTGAAGACGATTTCCAAGTACACGCCTGGAGGCTTCAATCCAAATTCGTCGTCGCAGGTCGCGAAACTCATCTACGGAAAGCTGGGTTTTGAGGCGACCGAGTTTACCAAGACGGGGAAGCCGAGTACTTCATGGGCTTCAATTAAAGATTTCAAGCACGAGGTCGTCCACGCGCTCGCGGTTCAGAGAGCCGCGACGAAGGCTATGAGTACTTTCTTCAACCCTTACCTGGAGCTGTCTGACAAGGCTGGAACGCTGCACACTGACGCTCGGCAATGCGGAACAAGAACCTCCAGGTACTCGATGGCGCAGCCGAACCTTCAGCAGAGTGCGGACGCGGCAAAGTCTGGGAGGTCTGCGGTTCCGATCTCCGCGAGGACAGGACTCGGTCCGCATCCCGGTTGCGTCTGGTTCAGCTTCGACTACTCGCAGATCGAGGTTCGTCTTTTCGCGTACTTTGCCAACGACAGCTTCATGCTCGAGGCGCTCAGGAAAGGCGAGGACCTCCACGGGGCGACTGCCAACCGGGTCTGGGGAAAGAACGTCTCGCACTTCGCGGAGGTTCTGTCTTCGCGTACGCTCGAAGGTATGTACTTCTCGATCCCCGGCACGACGGACGTCGCCACTGGCTCGAAGCTGGAAAGGGTATCCG